CAGCACAGTTGTGTCTAGCTCGGAAGTTGGCCCTAGCTTTAGGGTCATCCCGACGAATTTCCATAGTGGGGCTACCAAAGGTAACCTTCTTCACCTTGTCGCCCGACTTTACATACACACCAAACTTCTTGGTGGAGCCAGCAGGCAAACGGAAGGGCTTGTCCAGAGTTACCTTCTTACCACGGTACTCGGCTTTGCTCACAGACTTCTCCGGCAGTAGGTCCTTGTCATGCGTAGCGGACTTCTGGCCAGCGGCAATCTTAAGGAAACTGTTTACTCGGGCCATTGCCCATTGTTCCTTGGACGTGACGTTAGGCCTCACAGAGCCGGGGTTGGTCTTGTAAGCACCGATACCACGGTCATATACAGCACGAAGGGTCTTAGCCGAGATACGGCCCTTAGAAGCTCCATGCTTTGCATTCCAGTTCTTGGCCTTCTCAGCCAAGGTAGAGGTCTTTACCTTCTCTACAGCAGACCACGCAGCCTGAAAGGCACGTTGTTCGGAGCCGGTGTCCTCCATAACGGAGTTGAACACTTGCCGGAACTTGCCCTGCTTCTCTTCTGGGACAGTCTGACGGACTGCCTTTGGGAGGTCTGCGTTACTGCTGTAGGGCATCACTTACGTCCTTTGAAGAAGGCTTCATAGATTTGGTTACGGGTGAGTCCGATGTCAGCAAGCTCTCGATCAGTCATGCTCTTGAGGTGCTGAAGCTCTCGGGCCTCTTTAGCTCGACGGCTCATTCGTTGGTACAGTTCGCCGGGAAGTCGCATCAGGTTCATAATTAAGCTCCGCAATGTCCATAAGGTCTTGAATAACTTCGGGGTGGTCAGACACGTTGATGTCTGCGCCATTAAGGTTGCGCAGGAAGGCTGCGATCTCTCGGAGATCATGCGGAGCTACATCACCTGCTTCGATGTAGGGCATAGTATCGTAGGAAAGGCCGTTGAGTTGCCAGAGTCGCTCAATAAGCTGCTTGTTGAGTACGTCTGTGATAGCACCAATGTAGCTTTCCAATGCTCTAAGAAATAGGTCGGTCTTAGACTTAGATAGCGCATACGAGCCACCGGCGCTGTGTGCGCCGAGTAGAAGAAACTCAGACAATACACTACGAGCAATGTCATGCTGATAGCGGCTAACAATCGGGTCGATGTCAATGTTGCGTGTCCCGCTGGACGACATAAGTTCGATGTCTACAAGACGGACGTTAGTTGGGCTACCGTCTTTGTCAGGATAGGTATCACTCGGGGTGATGATGTAACCCTGCTCGTTGAACTTTACATCTCGCAGGATACCCTCTAGGTTGGTTCTGAAAGCCGCCTGAGCCGAGGAAGCATCTGAAGAGAGGTATTCCGAGGGAATACGGGCTACAGGGATACCAGCAAGCTCACGCTCTACTGCAATCGCTTCGATAGCCTGAAGGTTGTTCAGATACTCATAAGAAGTGTAAGCATTGCGAAGAATGCTGCGACCAGAAGGGTCCCCATTAATTGCCGTGGTCTTGTAGTATAGAGACTTGTTAGCAGGGATATAATGGCTTTTGCCAAACTGAGAGCCTTCCTGATAGAGACCTAGTACATCACCGGACTTCTGGTCTACATCAAACTTAGATACCGTCCAAGGCGCTCTGATGGCCAGCTTACGAACACCGATACGACCATCAGTGTGCTTGGAGTAGCGCTTGTAGTCTCGGAAGTTGGGGCCACCACGACGCTTGTAGACAACCTCGAACCAAGCAAAGCCATACGACAAAGAAGAAAGGGCTTCAGCGATATGATCTTCCAGAGTATGGTCCATGTCCGTCAGGACCGTCTCGACAAACTCTTTCTCTGCTTTAGCCTCTGCCGAGTCGTTAGCTGCGACTACCTTCAGCTTTACGTCTCGGAGTACCTGCTCAGTGGCGTACATAACTGCACCAATGGTGCTGTCGTTGTCCCGCATCTCACGATACTTACGGATAGCCTTCTTGCCACGAAGCTCCGGAAGGAACTCGTCTGACCGAATCTGGCCGTTGTGAGTGTTATCACCGGCTACACCGAGAATCTTCTTGGCTTCTGTTTCCGAGAGCTTCTTGGGCAATGTTCTGGTATCCTGTCGCTGTAAGCGTCTAATCAGAGAGCTGACTTGGACTACCGTAGTCCTTTCGCAGAGCTATACGCCAGCTTTAATTGGGGCTTGGCATAGCCCTGTAGAGATAGGTCTGTAATGGCCCATACAAGGGCGTCTAATCGGTCTGGTGAGCCTACAGAGCCTAGTGGCTCCCAAGTGACCATCTGGTCTTCTAGGTCGTTGAGGCCCTTTACATGCTTCACCTTAGCTTGTTCATACAGGGCGGAGACAGGCTCTGCTCGGGCCATCTTGCCACGACTAGCATGGACTAGCTTGACAGGCACCGTCTCAGACTCTGTTTGCAGAGTATGGCGAACCATATCCCCGCCCTGATTACGTTCGGCGACAATGCGGTCAGCTTGATACTCTTCAAAGAGTGACACTGCCCTTGCAGCCCATTGCTGAGGCGTGTAGCGACCAGTGCAGTCTGCCAGAACGTAAGCGATACCATTAACGTCAACCCCAGCTACAACAATGCCAGTCATGTCTGACTCTTTGTTGCTGGTGATTGCAGGGTCGATAGAGACAACAATCCTGTTCAAATCAGGAACGCTGTCTTTCTCTATCTCACACTCGGCTAACAGAGAACGGCTCCACAAGGCTCCAGAGGCCTCATCCAATATCTCTGCGTATAGCTCCTGTCGGCCTAGCCTAGTGCCTTCGTAGGTCTTCCTAACAGCGTCTAGGAACGTAGAGGCTAAGTTGGCTTGGTTGTCGTAAGTGGAACCTGTGGAGGTTACCGTCTTATCATCACCAAGGATATTCCGTAAGAGCTTAGTGGTCTTTGGGGTGGTGGTGATAAACACTTGCGGGTGCTTACCAAGTCGTAACCCAAACTGCAACATATCCCAAGTCTCTTGGGCGTTACGCCAAGCACACAACTCATCACACCATGCAGAGTAAGCCTGTGGACCCCGGAGTCGTTCTGGGTCCTCTGCCGAGAAGAATACAGCCTTAGCTCCATTCTCCCATGTCATGGTGTTATTAGTGGGTGACCATTCAGGGTAGCCGATATGCTTCCCTCTATATGTCTTATCACCCTTCCAACATACATTAAGGAGTCCAGAGTCCCCTTCAACCATCACCTTGCGTACATCACCTTTAGTAGGTGCAACACAATGTACAATCTTGTCACCTTTACGGATGCGGTGTCTTACCCACTCTGCACCGGCTCTGGTCTTGCCCCAGCCTCGTCCTGCCAAGGCTACCCAAATATCCCAATGGTCACCCTTAGGCTCCAGTTGGTTGGGTCTAGCCCAGAACTCCCAAGTGTGCTGTAGCTCTTCTACCTTAGCTGGACCTAGCTGGTCCATCAGGGAGGCTACTTCTTCATCAGGGAGCTTCCGTAAATCGTCAGCCGTTATCGCTAGAGTCATCAGGTCGGGACTTGCCAAGGAGGGTCATCAGGGCGTCAATAGCGGATTCGTCCATATCAGCCTCAGTGTCCTGCTCCTGCTCGTTCAGGGTAGAGTTAGGAGACCAACCGCCCTTACTACGAAGAAACAGTTCCTGAGACTTGAAGTCGCCTTCTAGTGCCTGTTGCACTACCTTGTTGCCTACCATCCCTACAATGTCAGCACGCTCTTGTGCAATGTCCTGACCGTAAATCTTGTAGAAGGTAGCAAAAGAAGAAGGGGCATCCTGTAGCTCCTGTATGGATACCATGATGTCCTTCATAGCTACACCATCTCGGATCATCTTACGAATCCGATTGGCAATCGCTTTCTTGTGAGGGAGTGCCGCTGGCATGCTACAGAACCTTGCTACAGAATTAAGAGTGCTACAGAATTAAGACACAATTAGGGATTTAAAATTCCCATACTATAGCTTTGCTTTAGATTCTATAGCTTCTGTCAAGATGGGATTAATCAAATTTGGTATTATCTAATCTGGTTTGCTATAGTCTCTACTATAGTATAGCCACTAAATGAGTAAAAACCGGAAGTGGTATTTTGTTGTTTTATCAAAAATATTCCTGTAGTGTTGCATAAGTGCCACTACTAGCCCCCTCCCCAAAGGTTTTAGCTTATGTTGCAAATGGGGGTGGGTACACACTGCAATACCTAAAATTCGTCGTAAATCTGAGGGTCCCATTGTTGTATTTGAGCAACACGCAAGAATAATCGCAAGAGTGTGGCAAAAGTGCAACTAATCGTAAAACGTGTAGAAGTTTTGCTTGACACTCGCTGAGCGAGAGGGCACACAACATATAGTACTTAATTCAAATCCGTAATACTACATATAGAGAAAAGCGCAAGCCAGCAAACAGCAAGCAAGCGCTTAGCTCTAAGCAGGAAACACGGGCGAGCTGTTTAGGGCATAGGCTTCCCGTCATAACCTGAAAAGTCATAAACTACTGTTGCAATTTCTTGCCTGTATTCTTCGACGATTGCGTCGATTAATGGTCGCATTGCATCCACCGTTTTCTCTGCCGCTTCTCTGTGTTGCTTGGCAACGGCAAGGTTAGCGAGGGTCTGTTGTGTCTGCTCATCCATAGTCTTTGAAGTCCCCGTTCTGTTCGTTGTAATTCCAGCCTGCCTCATATGCCTCTAGGTCGCTTGCTGAGAGGCTTTCGACTCTTTCGCTTGTTCCGGTGCCTGCAACGTACTTGTGCGGCTTGTATGGCCGTCTGTAGTAGTTATCCGCTTTGCCTCGGTCAAAAGCACCACCGTGGCGTCTGTCGTATTGTTCTGTCATGGTTTAACCTTCTCAATTCTAAATGGTTCATGCGAGAATGAGGCGAGATGCACACATTCCCAATAATGCCCGGTGAATTTAGGCTTATCGCCAAGCCATAGCCTCCATATGGGCTTTTGTGTTTCTGTCATGGGCCAACCCCTACAATTGCGATTAAGTACCAAGCCGCCAACAATAGGGCGACAAAATAGAGCAAGATAACGCCAACGCTAGGCATATGCAAAATCCCCTGTATCAATAACAAAACCTGATTGATCACTAACAGCTTTGCCCTTTGCTTTCAACCCTACTATCACGCCAAGCGGATCGAGAAAGCGCAGGTCGTGCTTGTCACCGTCAATCACTGGGACGCCTTTAAACGCCTCAGGAAGCCTGCCACGGAACACTGCTGCGGCATTAATCCCCGATTTGATTACATCGCCTAGGCGGTCACTGTAAGCCTTTGACGCCTGGGAATAGGACCAAGTAAGCGAATAATTATCGGGCAAGCCTTTCCGATTGTGTAGCTTGGTGTAATCGTACCATTGCAATTCGGGGAAGCGCTCAATAATTCCGTAACGCTCAAAGCGGATATCGCTTGTGCCATTGGGCCGGATAACCGGGACCAAGCCTTTACGGATTGCCCAATTTGCAAAGCGGTCAACGTCTTTTGCCAAAGCGTCAATGAAGCCTTTGGGATCGAGATTGAACCAAGCGGTTTTGGCAATGCGTGCTTTCTGCACGTTGCTAAACTTACCCATGCCTGCCGAATTGAGGCACCCGTCAACGCACCCGGCTTGCTCTGCCATAGGGCAGACATTGGCACCGCTAAGCTTGTGCGGCGCAAGATACATTATGCCGGTGACATAGGTTCTCTCAGTGTTCAGCTTTTGGCTTTTAATGGTTTTAGCGTCACCACCACAAGCAAGCAGCTTGCCCCGCCATTTGTGTATTGTCATCTTAAACGCCTTTCACTAGGTCTGGATAAGCGGCTTTGAAAGCGTCGCTTGCATGCGTGCAGTCATAGCCAAAACGCACAATTTCATTAAAGCACTCGTGTTTATATCTGTCGCCTATATCATAGCCGCCACCAGTTGCTTCAGTTTGAGCGGCTATCATCCAACGGGCATAAATGTCCTTCAATTCGCTACTAGGCGTTTTGTACGTTTTGAGGATATGCATCACACAAGGCCCCCAAGGCCCATAGCCTTCAAAGGTTGCGTGCGGGTTTTCGATTGTTGCAGTTTTCTTAAGTGACATGTCTATTACTCCATTGGATCACCCGAACAGTACCACATCTGCAATGTGTCCTGATCAGGATTAGCGGCAATCACTTTGCCCCATGCACTAGCAGCCTGATCACTCAGGGCATGATAACCCGTCACAATGCGCCCGTTGTCGTTTACTGGCCTGCTTTCCACTAGGTAAAAACCCGGCGCTTTGTCCCCGCATTGAAACGGGGGCAAAACAGCATTGACCGCAAGCGGCGCAAAAAATGCTAACAGCGCAATCATATAGCCATGCCCCGCCGAGCAGCACGCAACAGGTTTACCGGGTAAACCGCCGAATTATTGGGTCGCTTGATAACCGTGTAACCGTAATCACGGGCGTAAGCATTCAGCATTTTACCGAGAAGAATACGGTCACCAACGCTAAGGCTTAAGCCCTCAAGCTG